AGCCGTCGCTCCGAGCAACTACGTGGCGGCGCCAGCACAGCAGGCCCAGGCACCAGCCCCGGCCCAATACCAGGTGGGGATGCAGTATCCCCAAGCAGTCTCGGCAGCTCCCTCCAGCTACCAATCGACCCCGTCTCCATCCTCCCCCCAATCCCAACCGGCGGCCCCGCAGGGCAACCCATGGGAGTCGGCGTTCAACAAGGTGGTGGACGTCCTGAAAGCTCCAGTCCAATCCCCGTTCCAGGGTCAACCCTCAACTCAGCCCCCGATGGCGTTCCAGGGTACCCCGGACGCTTACCAGTCGCCGATGGGGCAGCCCCAAGCTACGCCCAGCTCGGCTCCGCTGACATGGTCGCCCAACCAGGCCTCCTCGCCCAGCTATTCCCAAGCCTCTTTGCCAACCTCCCAGGCGGCGCCCGTTTCGGACGCTGACCTTGATGCGCAAATTGCTGATTACTATGGCATGAGCGACGAGACCCGTATGGTTCTCGGCCATTACGGCACTGAAGCTCCTGCTATCTTGAACCAGTATGCTCTGGGTCTAGAGCAGATGCTTGACAGCGCAGTGGCATGGGGCGAAAAAGCCCAATCCACTATCAAGAATTACGCTGATTTCGCTGTCAACGAGCATCAGGAGAATCTCGCGTATAACGAGATTCTTACCAATCCTGATGTTCTCAGCGATTACACCTTGAAGTTCTTCGGTCCCGAAGGTCCGTACCCCGTGTACGAATCCGAGCAGGAACTGGAGACCCCTGGTTACCAGACCGCCCCGGCACAAAATGCCATGGCACAAATGAATTTCCCCGCTCCTCCTCAGGCCGCTCCCCAAGAGCAGCCCGGCGATGTCTGGGGTCAGTTCAACGATCAAATGACTCGTGATCCCGCCAATGCCTGGCGTGTTCTGAATCAGGCGACTCCCCAAAGCATGCAGCAGAAACTGTTTGTGATGGAGTGATATTAGTGCCGCTAATACATAAATTGGCGGCTGCTAAAATTTAGGTTAGAGAAAGGGCTCTGCGCCTGCATCTTTGCCTTTTAAAACTAAGTTCCGAAACACTGGAGGATAAAACAAAGTGTTTATCGATAACGATTTTCCTAAGCTGCTAGGTGCAGAGCTTTACCGCCCTCACCCTGCATACATCGCCGAAATGGCTTGCGAGCCGGTTGTTGTCCATGACTTCACCCGCCAGCCTGGCCAGACCGTGCAGCTTGATCGCTATAAGTTCTTCGGTCAGCCTGGTTCTAAGGAGAGCCGCGAGCGTATCTCCGACCAGACGATCGGCACCGCCAACAGCCGCAACATCACCAAAGAGAAGGTGCTTGTTGTGCTGAAGGAGTACACCGGTCCTGCTGATCCGGGCGATCCCACCCAGCCTTCTACTTTCAAGATTGCTCGGGAAACCCTGGTTACCGCCCAGCGTCTGCTGCTGGACACCGGCAACCTCAACATGTTCCACCAGTCCATCGGCAGCTTGACCCTGCTCGATGACTATCGCCGCTGGCGTGACCGCGTGTTCCTCAACGAACTCGCTGCCGCTGAAACCCAGGGCGCTTCTGGTCCTACCCAAGGTGGTTACTACTTCCCCCTCGGCAAGACCAAAGATGCCGACGGTGAGATCAACTACACCACCGCTGAGAGCGACGCTAACGAAGACGAGTTCGACGTTAAGACCGACCTCCTGACTGTGGTCAAGGATCTGCGCATGCGCAATACCCCCACCTTTGCTGATGGGATGTATCGCTGCATCTGCTCCCCCACCTTCATGATGCAACTGCGTCGTGACCAAGACTTCCGCGAGATCGCTCGCTACCCGACCACTCCTGGTCAGGGTCTGTATTATTCGAACCCGATGATGCAGAACCAGGCCAACTTCTTCCAGGGACCTCAGGCTGGTCAAGCCTACTTCCTGGCGGGTGAGCCTGTGATGCCTACCGGTGTCAACTTTGAAGGTGTGAAGTTCTTCGAGAGCACCAACTTCCCTGCACGTACTCAGAAGAAGTCCGTCAACAACGCAACCGCAACTGACTCCGAAGTGGCCCAGGGCTTCTTCTTCGGTCCTCAGTGCATCGGCGTTGGCATCGGTGGTCCGAACGCTCAAGTTCTGATCAACAACAACGACGACTTCAGCCGTTTCATCATCCTGATCTGGCAACTCTATGCAGGTTTCGAAGTGCTCAACCGCGACTTCATCACCACTGCATTCACCTTTGTTTGATTAACCTATATCTACCAACTAGGAGGATAGATAAATGACCTACAGGTCAACTAAAAAAATCTACCCGGGTAACTATGCTGAACCGCTTAACGGCTGGTATCAGAACGTTGCCACCGGTGCCAAGACCGTTCAAGGTCGCACGGGTAGTGCAGGCGGTCCTACCGCCGTGCTGGCATGCCCCGGCTGGCGTTATTTCCAGTTCATGGGCTATGTGCCTGTCACCAACATCTCCGGTGGCACTGGCCAAGCCAACCAGTTCCAGGTGATCGTTCCTTCCCCTTATAAGAACGACCCCACCCGCGTGAACATCACCGGCATGGTGGTGAGCGGCAACAACGTCCCGACCAACAACATCTCTGTTGGCCGTGGCCCCGCTTACATCTACCGCGCTGCGATCTCCGTCCCCACTGGCTGGGACAACACCGTTGCTTCCGGTATCGCTAACACCGATCCCACCGCTGTGCTGACCTTCGGTCTGGCTAACGGCGGCACCGCAACCACCCTGGGTCAGCCCACCGACCCCACCGCTGCTCCTGCTGAGGACAACGATACTCCCTGCTCCCAGGCGAATATCCAGTTCGACACCACCAGCATTGTTGGCCAGGGCTTCATCCCCGCCGGCACCGAGGGCATCTCTAACGCTCCTCTGCTGGTCACCACTGGTGAGGTTCAGATCTCCGAGATCTATAAGCAAGTCACCGGCGTGGTCACCTACCAGGTGTTCTCCCGCGACTCCGCTACCGACACCACCGCCAACGGCGGCCTGTACATCTCTGCTGAAGACGCTGAAGCTGGCAAGACCGGCTACATCTTCGTTGAGCTGGACTTCATCCAGCAGGACAACGCTCCTGAGTACAGCGACCTCAACGGTTACCTGCCGTTCCCGACTGAGCCCCGTGGCACAATCGGCGACGTCGAAGGTTACTAAACCGTAGCCAAATAAGTTATGATGGGGTCAGATTAATTCTGGCCCCTCATGCTTTATAAGCACAAAAAGACCGGTACTCGTCTAAAGATTCATAACGCATTTGATGACGGCGAATACTTCATGGTCGAAGACCAAGACGGTAAGGTCTTCACAGTTTATAAGACTGAGATTACAGAAGACACTGAAGCCGATAAGAAGCTGAAGACTTTGCAAGTTAAGGACAAAGCACAAGGTGAAGAGGCACGTGCTTTCCCTCCTGATACTCGCCTAAACATTAATGCCGCCACAGCCCAGATGATTGCGGATCACATCAAGGGCGTGGGCATGAAGACCGCCAAGGAAATTAAAGACTATCAAATGTCTTTGACTGGCGAACGATTCAAGAGTTTGGATCAACTGAAAAACATTGGCCGCGTGGATTGGGACGCAGTTATTTCTGCAAACCTTATCCGGGTGTAAAATGGAAATATGTGCGGTAGCTGAGTGGAACTATCTCAATTCGATAAAAGTCGAGTCAGGTATCACCTAGGCTACTTCACCATCTCGGTGCCAGCGGGTGATTATGCTCGTCTGGAAGAAGCAATGAATACCATCCCGGATTCATTCTTCTACGACAAAGTTGTGCTTCACCTTGATCGTTGTGATCGGGCAGAGAAGAAAACCTTCCTGTATCCCGAAGACAGTGATCCTGTCAGCACCAGGTTAGAGACAATCCGAGGTGACGTGGATCGTACGATTCGCTCCTCGGCACTGCTGCAAGCGTTGAAAGAATCGGAAGAGGTTTACCTCTACGAGACCAATCGTCTTGCCATGATTCTGTATGTCGCAAACTACAGAGATCCAGAGCAAGCACGCTACCGCTACGAGCGCTCAGGCGCAGAGTTTATTCAAGCGATACCTGGTCCTGCTGATACCGCTGTGGGAACACGAATCATGCTGCATAGGGAGTTCCGATAATGCTAGGGGGTATTGCCAGGTTTGCCCTCCCTGTCTTGGGAGGAGCTGCTCAAATAGCTGATGAGAAAGGGTCCAAGTTCGATGGCGCCCGTACAATTTTTGACATCGGCACAGGTT